AGATGCAGTGGAATATTACCGGCGGTATGGATGCGATGAATCCCAGGGCAGAGTATTTGAAGGCCGAGTTTGAGAAGTTGATTCGGGTTTTACGGCAGAAGCTGGAGCAGGGATGCGCAGCCGGTGGAATGCTGATCAAACCGTACCCGAATCTTAATGACGGACATATCTATTTCGACTGGGCGATGGACTGGGGGTTGTATCCTCTCGCTTTTGACGATGATGGAAATCTGTCTGATGTGATTATTCCGGATGCATTTCGAGACGGGAAGACGTTCTATACCCGTTTGGAACGGCATCGTCTGACGAAAGACGGCATCGAGATTACACAGCGGGTTTTTAAATCTAATACTGAAACTACCCTGGGATCAGAGATCAGCCTTTCTGAGGTGGAGAGATGGGCGGGGCTGCAGGAGAGGGCTGTCATAACAGGCACAGATGGTTTGCTGTTCGGCTGGTTTAAGGTGGCCTCCGCAAATAATGTTGATACTAATAGTCCCCTTGGGGCATCGGTTTATGCGAAAGCGATCGACGCGATCCGCGAGGCTGATATGCAGTATTCACGCTTGCTGTGGGAATTCGAGGGATCGGAACTCGCAATTGATGTGGACCCAACAGCTCTACGCCCTAGAAGAGCAAAAGGTGGAGGCATGGAAATGCCGAAGCTGAACGAACGTCTGTTCCGGGCGGTCGATATTGATAAGGGCGACCGTGATCTGTATGACGTGTTTTCTCCGAATATCCGTGATGCCAGCCTGCTGAATGGTCTGAATCAAATCCTGATCCGCGTGGAAGATCAGTCAGGATTATCCCGTGGAACGCTCTCAGACGCCAATGTAGAAGCCCGCACGGCTACGGAAATAAGAATTATTAAGCAGAGGTCTTATGCCACGATAGCGGATAATCAGAAGGCGCTGGAGGTCTGTCTAAGGGATGTTATCCGTGTGATGGATAAATATGCCACACTGTACCATCTCGCTCCAGAGGGGAATTATGACGTCTCTTTTGAGTGGGATGACTCTGTAATCACTGATACGGGGCAACAGACACAAGAGCGATTGTTACTGCTAAACGCCGGTATTATCAGTAAAGCGGAATTCCGTGAATGGTACTTTGGGGAAACAAAAGCGCAGGCAAGGGCAGCTATCGAGAGAATAAACGGCGAAAAAGCGGAGGATATGAGGGCTATGATAGCTTCATCGCAGGATGAGGGAAACGGGGGAGGACCGCTTCCTGAACCTTCGGATGGTGAGAAGCTATGACACAGGATGAAGTTGAAAAAAAAGTAGACATTCTGATGCAGCGTTTCGAAGAGGTAAACGCTTTTTTTATTGCTAAAATTGCGGAACAGGTGTCGCAAATCGGAAAGCTGATTCCGTCATCTATGAATCGGCTCGTGATTATGGCGCAAATGAATTCCGATATGGCAGAGATCAATCAGAAAATTGCGGAAGCGTTAAAACTGACCATACCGGATTTATACGATATGTACAATGATGTGCTGCAAAGTCATTATGGAGATTTTCGTTTTGTTCGGGCTTTGCAGGAAAAGCCTCTGACGGACAGCGCAAAAGCCCGGATCCGACACTTTACAGAGGCCATTAGCAGACAGACTGTCGGAACCGTAATAAATCTGTCGAACACGACAATAGCATCACAGGTATACCGCCATACCATTGATCATGCAGTGCTTGCCGTAAGCAGCGGGCTGACGGATTATCAAGCAGCTGTACGGCAAAGCATCAGGGACCTCGGTTATAACGGTTTGCAGATGCAATATCCAAGCGGTTACCATCGTCGGCTGGATACGGCGATCCGGCAGAACATCATAGACGGCGCGAATCAGATTGCGCAGCAAGGCTCCATCCTGATGGGAAAAGAACTGGGCTACGACGCCTATGAAATCTCTGCTCACTTACGATCTGCTCCAGATCATGAACCGATACAAGGCCGGGTATTTCTGATTAAAGAGTTTGAGAGGCTGCAGACCCAGCAGACTTTTGAGGATGTAGATGGGAATCATTATGAAGCGATTAAGCGTCCTATAGGGGAGTGGAATTGTATGCACATTGCAATGGCTTTTTCCACAAAGTATTCAAAACGCCAGTACACGGATGCCCAACTGAAAAAGTGGGCGGATGACAATGAAAAGGGCTGTATGATAGGCGGAAAGCATTATACCACCTATAAAGCGGCGCAGCTTATGCGACAGATCGAAACGCAGATCCGGCGGGAAAAGGATACAGCTAATGCCGCGAGGATTGTCGGTGATGGTATTCTCCGGAGGGAATGCCAGGGCAGGATAAACGCGTTAGCAAGAAAGTATCAGGAAGTAGTTCAAGCATCAGGCTTGAAAGCCCGGAAAGAACGCATGAGCGTGGAGGGCTTCAGGATGGTTAAAGTATAAAGAAGGAGGCACACATGGTAAAAGTATTTATTTCTCAACCTATGAAAGGCAAAACGAAAGAAGAGATCCTGAGAGTCAGGGAAAGGGCGATCGCATCTGCAAAGCGTAACTGCGGAGAAGACGTGGAAGTGCTGGACTCGTACTTTGCAGATTATAATCCGGACACAGGATGCGTCCCGCTGAAGTATCTTGCAAAATCTCTGGAAATTCTGACAGATGCTGATATCGCCTATTTTGCAAAGGGATGGCAGGATGCGAGGGGCTGCCGTATTGAGAATAAATGTGCTATCGAATACGGCATTGAGGTTATCGAAGACTATACAAAGGATTGACATGAGCTGCATTCCTATAGGTGAAGGAAACCAAGAATGTATTCAGTGCAAATATTTTTATTTGGCGCTGGGATGTGTTCCGACACATAAGAAATACGGTCAACCGCCGTGCGGCAGACAGATTAAAAAGGAGGGAGACTATATGCAGGAAAAAGCGAGACAGATTGTAAGAGACTATTTTAACATCCATGCTGACGCGACCGACGGCATACAGATCAGCATGGAGGACGTGTATGTTGTCTGGTTCAGCAAGATACTGCAGAACTGGAAGGCTCTGGTAAGCACTACGGTTCCGGACAACAAGTATTACGAGATTACGCATAACGGGGATAAGGGGGAAACCTATGTTGATGTTTACGTAAAGCTCGACAATCAGGTGGTGAAGGACTAAATAAGCTCAAAATATCAGTCTTAATTAAAACAACAATGTTTTTAATGCAAAAATAACGGAATAATTGCACTTAAAGGTTGATTTTTGTTGACAAGCCTCTGCTCATCCAGGGGCTTTTCATATGTCCTGCCGGATGACGTAAAAAGCCGGGATCAGGCAAGAGACAGCCGTAAAAAATCGTAGATTATGGAGGGAATAACATGACAAGAAAGTATCTGGAAGAACTGGGACTGGAAAAAGACGTGATCGACAAGATTATGTCCGAGAACGGGAATGACATCGAGAAAGCGAAGCAGGGAGAGCAGAAAAAGTTTAATGCGGAGAAGGGGCAGCTGCAAGGGCAGATTACGGATCTGCAGGAACAGATTACAGCCCGTGACGCGGATCTTACAGCGCTCAACGATCAGCTGACTACGGCGAAAGCTGATGCAGCAAAGCTTCCCGATGTGCAGAACACACTCGCGGGGATCCAGTCTAAGTATGAGGCAGAGAAGCAGGAGTGGGAGGCGAAGAATGCGAAACAGGCCTACGAGTTTGCTGTAAAGACGGAAGCCGGGAAGCTGAAGTTTTCCAGTACTGCAGCGCAGCGTGATTTTATTCGTGGCGCGATTGACGCCGGTTTCAAGTTGGATGACGGCAAGATTATCGGTTTCAAGGACTATGTTGAAAAGTACAAGACCGACGATCCGGCTGCATTTGTCGCAGAAAAAGATCCGGAACCGGCAAAACCGGAACCGTCATTAGTTGTTTTTCCCTCGGGGAAAGCATCGCCTTCTGGTAACAATTCATTTGGTTTTCATTTTAATGGTGTTCGCCCGGCACCGAAAGAATAAGGGCAGAAAGGACAAATAAATGCCAGCAATCAATTATGCTAATCAGTACGCACAGGCCCTTGCACAGGCGTATCCGTATACTCTGTACTTCGGACGTCTGTATACGACAGAGAACAATGGTCGTTATCGCATGGGGGAGAATGGAAAAGGCGTCTATATCCCGAGAATCAAGACCTCCGGCCGCATGGACTCTGATCGTGATGCAATCATCCAGGCAAAACGCAACTATGATAACTCCTGGGAATACAAGCCCCTGACCCATCAGAGACAGTGGAGCACCCTTGTACACCCGAAAGACATCGATCAGACAAATGAGGTGGCAAGTATTCAGAATATCACACAGGTATTCAACGATGAACAAAAGTTCCCGGAAATGGATGCATATTGTATCTCTCAGCTGTATAAACTGTACACCACCAAGGATAGTAATGATGACGAGGATGTAGCGAAAGTTGCGGATACAACTTCATTGTCTGAAGCGAATATTCTTGAAGTGTTTGATAATATGATGGCCAATATGGACGAGGAGCGGGTTCCGAGTGCCGGACGTGTGTTGTATTGTACGACCCAGGCGCACAAGCTTTTGAAAAGGGCAGAGGGCATTACCCGGCAGATGTCGGTGCAGGAAGGTGGTGACAACGTTTCCAGGATTATTAATCGACTGGATGAGGTTGAGATCGTCCCGGTTCCGTCTGTGCTTATGAAGACAGCCTACGATTTCGCTGTCGGTTGGGCAGTAGGAGGAGCAGCAAAGCAGATTAATTTGTTTGCGG